CCACCAATGATGTTAGATATACCCAATTGTTCTATATCAAGATTTAATGTTGTACCGCTTTGATCTAAATATATTTCGTTATCAGCCGCGAATGTTGGCAATGCAGTCAGCATCACAATCAGGCTTGTTAATTTTAGTATCTTCATGTTTCCAAAAACTCCTATCGTAACCGATATTTATTAGTTCTAAGACTGCTCCTTCAATAGCTTTCATCAAAGCAATCGTAGTTGATTCGTTGCGTGAATTACCTAATTCAACCTCAACTAATTCAGTACCCATTTCTATGAAGCGAAACACATCTTCTGACTTGCCATAACTAAATATGGTTTTTTGGCTTAATACTTCTATAAGTATCTCACCTGTTGCAACTGATACCATGCGAAGACTAACTGTTATATTGTCCTCTCTATATTGTATGCTTGTTCCAATTCCTAGATACCTAGCACCAATACCACCAGTTGACAAGTTACTATCATAACTTATGACAGCACCTTCTAGCAATACACCTGCAAATAGCAGTGGTGGCACATTCTTATCTTCACCATCTTTTGCAAATTGTTCTCTAGCACTTCTTATAAGCTGTCTTTCTTTTACGAGGTTTTCTAAACCAACTCTTTCAACGACTCTAAAGAACTCACCATTACTAGCGTGTTTTAATGATCTTATTAATAATGTATAGGGTGCTTGTGTTACAGCAGTTGAAAATAAAGCAAACTCACTATTGCTTTTTCTTTGTCCTGTTTGATCTGTAAAAGCTGAAGGATAAACAGCGACTATAGGTTGTATTATAGGTTTTTTAACTAATGCAAGTTCTTTAGAGTGTAATTCTTCTATTTTAACTACATCATATGCTTTAAATCTTTGCTCGTATGTATCAGCATACTGGTCAAAGATAGAGCAACTAGAAAGTGAAGCTACCAATAGGAATCGTAATATGAGTGATTGTTCCATCTTGCTCGGTTATCTTCAGGGTTAAATAAGTTCCATCTGAACTGTATTCTATAGTATTGCCTTCTAAGGTTATAGTTCCGCTATCTTGTGGTGTTTCACCAAACAAATTAGCTATAAGTTGTCTTGATAGTTCTGCATATACACGCGATTCAAAATTACGAATAAAACGTTGAACTGTAGAATTTTCTTTGTCTCTTTCTGCTTCTTCTATAGCAGCTTTTATTTCATCTTTAATAGTTTGTCTACGATTAAATTCTTGATTTTCAATAGTGAGATAATGACTTGAAGTATTGACACCACTAAAAGATGGTGACTTAAACTTGTGTGTTATTTGATCTGCTTTAGCATTTATACTTAAAACCCCTAAAAATAATATTAAACCTATAGATAATATAATTTGTAACAGTTTATCTTTTTCAGCTGCATTTTGTTTTTTTAAAATATCAGCTTTACTAGGTCTCCCTCTTTTCTTTTTTTCTACCATTTTTATATACCTCTTGTTCTTTTAATTCTAAAACAGTATTAACTTTCTGTTGTAAGCGTATCATATCTTGGTCTAAAAGACGAAGTTGGTCAGTAAGTCTGATTATGGTTTTCTTCATTTCTGAAACAGCAGGGTCAATAGTATTAGTGATTGTCTGCCATACAAAGTAAACGAAATAACCTAGACCTACTACCATAATTGTAGTGAATCCAAACTTCTCTACTAATACAACTATGTCCATTAATCCCTTCTAGCATCTATCTTCCCATCTTCAACAAAGTTTTCTGCTCTCGCTATTCTGTCTAGGTCAGGAGATAAATCTAAAGCACTAGATACACTTGTATCAATGCGTATAATATCGTTATTCATTATTGATGCTCTAGTAATAAGCATCTTTGTAATACCTTGTATGCCTTTTATATCGTTAACAAGATTACCCATAAGTTGTTTCATAATTAAAAATATAAAGTAACCCATAACAAGACCACCTGCTATGGGTAAACCGACCTTTTCTATAAGGTCAAATACTTCCATTAATCGTTACTACCTTCGCCCTTAAATGACTTAGAAGAACCTGAAGTACCTGCATATAGTCCGAACCAAGCTGCACCTGCACCTACAACAACAGATATAAGACCTGACTGTTCAAAGCTTGGTTCATCTAAACCCATGAACCACATAACAGTTGTGTAAAGTAAAATTATATAAACAGTTAAGAATGCTCTAGGAAAGATACGCCATGAATCTACTGCTTGCGCTAAATGAATCCATTTTTGATGTGGGTTAACATTTGTTACATCTTCTAGTTCTCTGATCTTATCTTTAAGTTCACCGATTTCTTGTATCATAGCCATGAACTTATTTAAGTCCATTTCTACTTCATTTCTATCCATGTCGCCACCAAAACGACCACTACCCATATTATCCATAATTTACTCCTTTTTTAAGTTGGTTCTGTTGGAAAAGTTACATCATTAAAACTAGTTGCACTAGAGTTGTTTGCAGGTAAGTCTCTTAAAGCTTGTCTATAAGTGACCCATTCTGCTTTTTTTGAATCTGTTAAAGGTGTGTCAAATGTTTGTGTCCAATCACATTGTTGTAAAAGATAATCTCTTTTTTTTCTTAATCTATTTAAAAAATTAGGTGTATATGATTGTGCATTACCATCTATTATTTTGTATTCATTTTGTCTGTATATACCTTGTATTATGCTATCACCAGTATTGATTGCTATTTCATTAACATTGTCACAACCACTTGTGCCAGTCGTGTGTATTAAGCCTGTGCTTGTATTGTAAATTGTGTAATCAATCATGTTGTATTATCCATATATACATACATACTTTGATATGTACTGTTGTGAGTTCCACCAATCCAATTAATCCTCCAATATACAGTTTCTTGACTGCTAGATAATCCACTTATAGTACCTTGCCACATAAATACATAAGTTCTAAAAGTACCAGCATCAGATGATACGACAGGAGATAAGGTTGTTACACCACTTAGGAAATTTGGATTAAAACAATATTGAATTTTACCATTTCTTGTATCACCTAAAACAGCACTGTATAAAACTTGAAAAGTTGCACCATTTCTAACATTGTTGACTGTTATTGGTAAAAATGTAGTTTCAACACTATTTATTTGATCGCCTGGAAAGCTTCCATCAAATTGATTTGCGCTACTATAAACAGCTAAAGGAACTGTACCACTTGTTTGATTTATAATGTCTGCACTTGTATCTGCAAAATGTTTTACATTTAAAGTGTCAACATTTACTTGCGTACCAGTAATAGTACCAGCAGCAATTTGTGTAGCTGTTATTGTGTTGGCTGCAATTTGCGATGCTGTTACAGTGCCATCAACAATTAAATCTCCATCAATATAATTATTTATAGCTGAAAAAGAACTACCATCATGTTTATATGCAACTTGTGCATTTGTATCTGTTCTTGCAACTACAACAATATCATTAGCTTTTGGATTTCTACCAAATGCAGTATTAAATTCTGAATCAGAAGGTGCTGTAGTTGCATTACTTCTTTCAAATCTTAAAGTTGCTGGAAATATTGCAGTAGCACCAAGATTTGCACTTCCAATAGTTCCTACTACAAGATTGCCACCATTATAAGTTACTGTAGTTCCATCTATATTTGTTAATGTTAAATCACCATTAATAGTTACGCCTGTAGCTGTCAATGCACCTGCTGGAGTTACCCTAAAAGGTGCTGAACCAAAAGTTGCGTTTCCAAGATATATACCATTAGAATCAGCCTTAAATATGCTATTTCCTGAGCCTATGGATATAGAACCATTAAATGTTCCACTAGTTGCATTAACCTCACCTGTTATCGTGGCATTAGTTGCTGTTAAAGCTCCTGCCCTTGTAACTCTAAATGGAGCTGATCCAAATGTATTATTTCCAAGATGTATACCATCTGCTGTACTTAAAGAAACTCTAGTGCTACCACTACCTGCTACTAATGATGATGAACCTAAAGTAAAGCCACCTATAGTTCCTGAAGTAGATGTTAATGAGCCTGTGAACGAGCCACTTGTTGCTGTGACTGCACCTGTAATAGTAGCTGATGTTGCAGTCAATGCTCCATCACTAGCTACAACAAAAGTACCTGAACCTATATTGAGATCACCACCTGATATTGAACCTAAGTCTGATGATATAGCTTGTAAATTATTTACATCAATTTTAACTGCTGTGATTGCATCGGTTGCAATTTGCGTTGCAGTGATTGTTCCTGCTGCAATTTCATTAGCAGTCAAAGTGCCTGTTG